AAACTTTTTACATCATCCAATGATAAAACAGATAATCGCAATGTTACAACTTGATGACTTCTACGGAGAGTCTGAGTTAATTGATATAGCCAAAGGAAAACACGAACTCACCACGTCTATGAAAAAAATGTGGAAACAAGGAAAACGTGAAATAATCAATAAGAGAAATGGCAGAGGTTAAAACTATAAAAATAGACGTAGACACTAAACAGGCGGTGAATGCAATGGAGAACCTCTCCAAAGCTACCAACGATGTCAACAAAAGTTTTGAGGAAGTCTATGGAGACTTACAACCGCTTACCACTCGTATGGGTGAGGCTGAGGATAGGTTGTATGAATTAGCCAATGCAGGACAAACGGCAACACAAGAATATCAAGACTTATTAGAAACCGTAGGGCGTTACCGCAAAGTTCAAATTCAAACGGATATGGCAGTAGACGCTGCCGCTACCACGATGGCTCAAAAACTTGGTGGTGCTTTAGGTGGTGTTACGGCAGGCTTTGAGTTAACTCAAGGTGTAATGGGCGCATTTGGTGCAGAATCAGAGCAAGTAGAAAAGGCTTTGCTTAAAGTTCAAGCCGCAATGGCTATTGCTCAAGGCGTTCAAGGCGTGCGAGAGGCTATTCCTGCTTTTATGGCTTTGCGTACTGCTGCTATGACCACTTTTGCAGGTATGACTACTGCGTCTAAGATATTTATGACCGCAGGTATTGGTGTTTTAATAACTGGTATCGGTTTATTAGTTTCAAATTTCGACAAGGTAGCCAATGTATTTACAGGTGAAATTGAACGCAATGCAAGATACACCAAAGCTCTAAACAAAAGCGCTAAGGCAATTAAAGATAATGCTCAAGAATTAGAGGACAGGTCAAGCGCACTACAAAGAAACCAAAGCTACGAACTTGCGATGGCAGAAGCTCAAGGAGCTACAACTGCTGAACTACGTAAAATGAAATTAGCGCAAGCAGAGGAACGCATAGAACTCGAAAAGGATTCGGTAGCCCGTGCTGAAAACATATATTGGTTAGCTAAACATAGATACCAAAAATTAGTTAACGCTGATGCAGATGAGGACATCATTAAAAAAGCGAGAGAAAACGCAGTTGAGGCACGTGAGGTTTTAACTAAGGAACGTGATGATTTAAAAGCTGCCTTAATTGACAAGAAAGAAATTGTTAGAGCCAATAACGTTGAAGCGGTTAAAGAACGCAAAGAAGACTCTGATAATCTTAAAGACAAAGTTGAAGAGGATTTACAAACAATCAAGGACAACCTAAAAGATGCTCGTGATGTTCAGTTGAGCGAATATGAAAAGCAAAAGAAGGATATTGAAGAAAAGTACGATGCGCAAATTGCTCTTGCTAAGAAGTATCACAAATCAACTGTAGACCTTGAGAAAGCTAAGAACAAAGAACTTGCAGACTTAGAAGCAACTCAAGTAGATTTAACTCGTGGTGGTGAGGCTAAAAAACTTGAGGTACGTATTCAAACTATTAAAAAGACTGAGCAATTTCAACAAATTGAAAAGAAAGGTTTAGTAGGTGTTGCTGAAGTTAGGCAACAAACATACGAAATAGAGAAATCTATTAGTGATAAGAAAAAGAAAGAGCAAGAAGATGCTTTAACCGCTACTGCAAGTACACTTGGACAAATTGCAGACTTATTTGGAAAGCAAACGGCAGCAGGTAAGGCAGCGGCAATTGCAGAGGCTACTATTCAAACATTCTTGTCTGCTCAAAAAGCATATAGTTCAACTGTGGGCATACCAGTTGTAGGCCCTGTACTTGCACCTATCAACGCAGGTTTAGCCATTGCTGCAGGTATTAAAAACATCCAAGCTATTACGGCAGTACAAACTCCCGATGGCGGTGGTGGCGGAAGTAGTAGCGTTAGCAATTCATTTGCATCCGCAACTCCTCAAGCACCAAATTTTAATGTCGTAGGTAACTCAGGATTCAATCAGTTGGCACAAATCCAACAACAACCAATCCAAGCGTATGTTGTGAGTGGTGAGGTAACATCAGCACAGGCACTTGACCGCAACCGAATTAAAAACGCAACATTGTAACACATTTTAACTTTTTGAATTATGACAACTCTCGAATTAATCATTGACGAAAAAGACTTCCAAAGCGGAATAAATGCGGTATCCGTAGTGGAAAGTCCTGCCATAGAGGAGAACTTTGTAGCCTTAGCAAAACACGAAGTAGAACTCAAAGAAATTGACACCGAGAAACGCATCCTTATGGGTGCTGCTCTTATCCCGAACAAGAAGATTTACCGCAGAAACAAAGAGGAGGAGTTCTATATCTACTTTTCAGAGGACACAGTGCGTAAAGCTATGGAGTTATTCTTCAAGAAAGGCAATCAAAACAACGCTACCTACGAACACAAAGACGCTATTAAAGGAATGAGCGTAGTAGAATCGTGGCTAATCGAAGACGAAAAGATGGACAAAAGCCAGTTGTACGGATTCAACCTACCAAAAGGAACGTGGATGATTTCTATGAAGGTAGATAATGATGAGGTATGGCAAGATGTTAAAGACGGCAAGGTTAAAGGATTCTCAATTGAGGGATACTTTGCTGACAAGATGCCTGAATCACCTCGTGAGGAGCAAGAAAAACACTCAATCATCGAACAACTTAAAGAACTACTCAAACTCGAATCATACTCAGACTATCCTGAAGCTGCTAAAGAGAACGCTAAAATCGCTCTAAGATGGGCAGAAGAAAATGGATGGGGTTCTTGCGGAGAGGCTACAGGCAAAGCTCGGGCAAACCAGTTAGCAAACGGAGAAGCCATAAGCCGTGAAACGATTTCAAGAATGGCATCTTTTGCAAGACATCGTGAAAACGGACAAAGAGAGTTAGGCGATGGATGCGGTAGATTGATGTGGCTCGCTTGGGGTGGTGACGAAGGTGTCGAATGGGCGCAACGTAAATTAGAACAAATCAAAAACCAATAATATGAAATTCAAAACTCCAAGTAAAGCAAGTCCAAGAGCAGGCGCAAGAAGAGGTTGCCTATGCGCAGACGGAAAATACTCAACTAAGTGTTGTGACGGAAGTTTAGAGGCACAAGGCATTGGTAAGACGGAGGGAACAGGAGATTCTGTTACTACAACCATAGTAAACGGAGTTAGAACTACGGTACGTCAAAACGGATAAAAAGGAAACAAATCAAATTTAAATACTTGAAACATTATGAACACTACAAAATCAGTTTACAACAAGTTATTCAAGGAGGAAACTCAATTATCTTCTCACGAAATTGAATTAGCATCAGTTGGCAGAGTCAAAGTGTTAAGCGATGCTGCTTTAAAATTTAATGATAAAACTGTAGCTGCTAACAATAAAGCTAAACAAGCTATAGTGGATTTAAATAATCTTTTGAGTCAAGGTATTGCTAATTATGTAAAAGTAGTTACTGAAGTAGATGAACTCGAAGTATCTGCCAAAGATTTAGGTATTCAATTGCCAAATGAGGTTAAAGTTGCAAGAGATGCTGCTAAAAGAGAAATAGCTCAACAAACGGAACTAAAGAACAAAGTAAGTTCTATTAAATTATAATCTAAACAAATGAACGAAAAATCAATCTTAAACAAAGTCCGCACACTTTTAGGTTTAGAAGTGAAGTTGGAAACTATGCGCCTTTCTGATGGTGTATCTATGCTTGAAGCAGAAGTATTCGAAGCAGGTCAACCTGTATTCATCCTAACTGAAGACGAACAACGCATCGCACTTCCTGTAGGTGAGTATGAACTTGAGGATGGTCGCATCTTGGTAGTTATCGAAGAAGGCGTTATCGCTGACGTTCGTGAAGCTGCTGAGCCTGAAGTAGAGGTAGAAGTAGAAGACGAAGTAGAAACAGGTAAAATGCCTGAAGAAGAAATGGCACAAGAGCCTGCTGCACCTACTGCAAAGAAAATCATTGAATCAGTAACTAAGGAATCTTTCTTTAGCGAAATCGAAGCCTTGAAAAAAGAAAACGAAGAGTTAAAGGCACAACTCGAATTGTCAAAAACTGAAGTTGCAGAAGAAGTTGCACCAGTTGAATTGAGCGAAGAGCCTAAACCTATTTCATTCAACCCTGAAAACGAAACTAAAGTAGAAGCGTTCAAAGTATCTAAGAACCGTCAACGTTCTACAATGGATTCAATCCTTGAGAAATTTAACAATATTTAATAACTAAAAAACAAAAAAATGAGTACAACATTTACATCAGTATCTAACGATGTTTTACGTCAAGTAGGCGTAATTGAAACATTGACAGGTGCAACAACTTTAACTGCTGAGGATAGCGGTAAAGTATTTATTCTTAACGCTGCTGCAGGTGCGCAAGTTACACTTCCTGCCGTTGCTGACGCTTCAGGACATCAATACCGTTTTGTTGTAGGTGCTTTATTTGCAACTACTGCTTGGACTATCAAAGCTGCTTCTAACAAAATCCAAGGTGGTGTTATCGTAAATAGCGTTAACGTACCTGCTGCTGACGAAAACACGATTACTTTCTCTGCTTCTGCTGATACAATCGGTGACTTCGTAGAATTAAACTGCGACGGTACAAACTGGTATGTTTTCGGTCTTGGAACTTCTGCAGGCGCAATCACATTAACTGTAGTATAAACAAACTTAAATAATTAAATAAAATGGAAAAAATTAATCTTTCGACTACTCAAAGCATCAGCACAACATATGCTGGTGAGTTTGCAGGTAAGTACATCGCAGCAGCTTTATTGTCTGCTCCAACCCTTGACAAAGGCGGTATCACTATTATGCCTAACGTCAAATATAAGCAAGTTATCAAGCGTGTTGCTACTGATGACATCATCCGTAACGCATCTTGCGATTTCGACCCTACATCTACAATCACTTTGACTGAGCGTATTCTTCAGCCTGAGTCTTTCCAAGTTAACTTACAACTTTGTAAAACTGACTTCCGTGCAGATTGGGATGCTATCCAAATGGGTTACTCTGCATTTGATACTCTTCCTAAGTCTTTCGCTGACTTCCTTATCGCACACGCTGCTGAGAAAGTTGCTGCAGGTATGGAGACTTCAATTTGGAGAGGTGTTAACGCAACTGCAGGTCAGTTCGCAGGTATTATGACACAATTGACTACTGATGCTTCTTTGCCAGCTGCACAAGAGATTGCAGGTACTACAGTAGATGCTACAAACGTTATTGCTCAATTAGGTTCTATCGTTGATGCTTGTCCTGCTGCAGTTTACGGAAAAGAAGACCTTACTTTGTATGTATCTAACAACATCTATCGTGCTTATGTACGTGCATTGGGCGGTTTTGCTGCTGCAGGTGTAGGTGCTAACGGTTACGAGAACAAAGGTACAAACCAAGTTCTTGGTGACTTGTTCTTTGATGGTGTTCGTGTGTTCATGGCTAACGGTCTTGCTAACAACACAGCTCTTCTTGCTCAAAAATCTAACTTGTATTTTGCGACTGGACTTTTAAATGACATGAATGAGTGTAAGGTTTTGGACATGGGTGACATCGATGGTTCACAAAATGTACGTGTAATCATGCGCTTTACTGCTGATGCTAAATACGGATTTGCTTCTGACCTTGTTACTTACGGAATCGTAAACTCTGCTAACTAATCTTAGCTGAACTTAAACTAACGAGGGAGGGCAAGTCCCTCCCTTTTTTATAACATTTAAAAACTAAAAATATGTCTTGTGAAATCGCAAATGGTAGACTCGAAGTATGTAAGGATAGTGTAGCAGGAATTGATGCTATCTATTTCATTAACTACGGAGACTTCTCTTCCGCTGACGTTACTTATGTAGCTGGTACTGATACCATCGATACAATTGCTAACGTTGCTAATCTATACAAATACGAACTCAAAGGAACTAACTCTTTTGACCAAGTATATAACTCAAGCCGTGAGAACGGTACTACATTCGCTGAGCAAACGCTTACCGTTACCCTAAAAAAACAAGATGCTACAACGCATAAAAGTGTTAAGTTAATGGCTTACGGACGTCCTCACATCGTTGTTAAAAACCGCAACAACCAATTCTTCCTTGCAGGTTTAGAACACGGAATGGAAATCACTACTGCATCAGCGGTAAGTGGAACTGCGATGGGTGACCTTTCGGGTTACAATTTAACATTCGTAGGAACTGAGAAGCTCTACGCAAATCTACTTGACTGCTCAAACGAGGCAGGTCTTGCAGGTGGCGCAGGAGACGTTTTCGGTGTTGCGAATATCGTTACTGTCTAATTCGTTTTTTCATAGCGTGGAAGGGGAGGCTTAGGTCTCCCTTTTTTATTTGGCAACAAAACCATTCTTTTGACTTGTAGTAGTATGATAGTTTTAACTACATCTACATCAGCTCAGACGTTTTCATTCATTCCTCGTGATGGGTTTAATACAATGATTCTAACGGATGACCAGACAAACACACCAGTTACCGTAGCAATCACAAGCTCAACGCAAGGAGACTACATAAACACGATAACTGCATCCTTCGCATTAAAAGAAGGACACTTCTACGACTTAGTTCTAAAACAAGGAACTGACATCGTCTACAAAGACAGAATTTTCTGTACTGACCAAAACATAGTAAACTTCTCGGTTAACTCAG